TTGGCGGAAAGTTTTCGTCGTATTTTAGTGGCCGCTCAAAAAATTAATCCTACTGAAAGCGCTGGATACATTATTAACGATAAAGAAGGAATGCGGTTTTTCCAGGTTGAATACAATACTGTAGGCGAAGAAAAAGTTATTTCTGATTGATTGTGGGGAGGCCACACGGAAAACATAGTCATGTTCAAGACCAAGAGTTAATTACGAATTATGACTTAGTTGGTTCAGCACATGCCATGCTTAATGGTATTACGTTAGACGTGGCAAGTTCTGATTTTGCAAATGAGCATGTTGATGCAGATGAATACTACACACCTATTGATGATGGGTTAAATGCCCAGGATTTTCATGGGCGTGTTTATCTGTTTCCTCCCAGTGGTGCGTACTATTGGGATAAAAAGAATGAAAGGTGGAAAAAAACTGAGGTTTCAAACCCTACCCTAATCTCTTCCCATGCCGTTTGGTTTCAAAAGTTATTTAAGGCATGGTATAAACAGCATGTAACAGAAGCTATCTTCTTTAGCAACAACATGGATATGTTTCGTTACGAACAAATTATTTTTGATTTGCCGATTTGCATACTTCGGACTGCTCCAACACTATTAAAGAACAGTAGTAAAGGTGTCACTAACCACAAGACAGGGAGTTCTTTTGTGGTTTACTTACCGTCTAATAAAAATCCAGAAAAGGGCATTGACGATTTTAGGAATTTGTATGCAGAAAAAGGCAGAGTCATTTACTAACAAAGGGCAAAGTCATGCATTAATTAGGTATATTAGAAAACAACTGAGTAGTATCGATGGGCATTTTGGCTGACTGGGAGATCGCGAATCTCTCTCGTTTAAAAAAGATGATCAGCCCCTTTACTGACAATCTTGTTAGCAAAGTTGACGATAAAAAAATTCTTAGCTACGGGCTTGGTTCATATGGATATGACATCCGTCTTTCTCCAAGTCAATGTTTGTTGTTTGGCGGTACGCAGCGTGGTGATTGCGATCCTAAGTCTTTTGATCAGGAGATTTTAAAACCTCTAGAGTTAAAAGAAGATGAGAACGGTCAGTATTTTCTTTTGCCTCCTTACGGTTATTGCCTTGGTGTGGCTTTAGAACGTTTGACACTTCCCAAGAACGTTACCGTTGTTGCAGTAGGAAAATCAACATACGCTCGTTCAGGAATTATGGTGAACATTACTCCAGCGGAAGCTGGCTGGGAGGGTTACTTGACTCTTGAGATTAGCAACTGCACAGGATTGTTTAATCGTATTTATGCTAATGAAGGCATCACGCAACTTCTGTTCTATACGGGGGAAACTTGTGCTGTGAGTTACCAGGACCGGAAAGGTAAATACCAAGATCAACCCGCAAAGGTTGTGTTCCCTACTGTTTAGTAGAACACTTCGCCGCTGAAGGGCCTAGGTTTGTCTGCGTATTTGGTTCCACCAACGGGACCAAATGCCTCACCCATACTTGGTAATGCAGTGCCTTGAATAGAGGCTTGAGACCTAGGCGTTTTCCCTCCGATGGTGGGTTGGTCAATTAGTTTTTTGTTTCGGAACTTACCAGCGGCTTTAGCTGCTTTTACTCGACGTTCAACACTTTCTTGTTTCGCATTTAAACGATCAACAATATCTCTCTCCTCTTCATCAACACGACGCAAATCGATGTCATAGCGGTAGCCAGGACGCAGATCAGATCCTTCTGATCCAGATGTACCGCGTCTAATAGAAGGTGAATTATCTAACGCCATTTAACTAATTTCGCCATGTTAATATTCTATTAGGAATAAATCAAGACATTAATAGCTATGCATATGTCAAACGCTGCTGGATTTTTAGATAGTTTTGTTCAGGATGAAGTGTTATGCCGTTGCCTTGATGAAGAAACTTTTGGGCAACCTATTGCTAATGAAGAAAACGACGTTCCGCTGTATGATCAATATAATCGTGGTTTAGCAGCATGCGAGCAGGGACTCGAACGAACAAATCTAGCACTGGAAGGCAATCAAAAACGTCCGGGACTAACGGGCTACATTCCCTCGATGGAGGATGCAGTAGGGATGGGTGCTCTTCCTCAACCGAAAGCTCTTGTTCTGGATCTGGGCGGTGCGCCAACGAAGGAGATGATGGAACAGTCCAAAAAACGTCGTGGTTTGAGCCGGTGAGTGATAACGAAATAGAGATCAGTGATTGTCCAGGGGGCATTTGTCCTGTACCCTGGGCCACTGATACTAGTGGTGACGACGAAGCTGTTAAGCCCAAAACTCAATGGGATACTTATATCGAAAAGCATCGTGAAGTAGAGAAAGAATTGACACAAGATAATGTCAACCATCCTTCTCATTACACTGCTGGAGATATTGAGTGTATTGAAGCCATCGAAGCGCAGCTAACCAAAGAAGAATATAGAGGCTACTTAAAAGGTAACGTTGCCAAATATTTGTGGAGAGAAAAACAGAAAGGGGGTACTGAGTCCTTACAAAAGGCTCAGTGGTATTTAAATCGTTTGATCGAGCTGGATTAGTCTCGTTGCCGCCAGTCATCAGTGCGTTCCTGGCTGAACCATTCCACAATGTCATCTGCACTCTTAAAACCAGTGCGATGATTTTGTGGGTCTGGATCTCCCAGGTCCATTGCGTTCATAAAGCCGTCTAAGCTGTCGGCTTTCATTTCTGGATTGCAGGCAAGTCTTCTTGCACGGCGCATAATTTCTGCGGCTGATCGATTAGCTTTTGCTAGTTTTTCAGCCCAGATCATATCTTGCAATTTCACTTCTTCTTTATTTGCGATGCGAGAGCAAATAAATTCGAGACGCTTACGGTATTCAGTTGACAGCATTTTCAATCAGAACGGTTGGAATCCTTCGCTTTCTTCATCTTCTTCATCTTCGTCTGCCATGCAGCTGACGGCAAGTTCCATCAGTTCTACTTCGGTAGGAAGATCAAAGTCAATTTGAATATTTTCATCTGACATGATGGCGCGTACAGCATGCCATTCCATCAAGCGTTGATGATAAAGATTAAGCAAGGCTTCGTGTAACTGCTCCCAGGTCATCTCATTAGCTTGCATTTCTGCTTTACGCATTGCAAACTGTAGTTCCAAAGGAAGCGCAAAAGAAGTCGGTTCTATAGATCCTTCCATCGTGTGCTGTTCGCTCTGTTACTTATATTCTAAACCCTGAAGTTAAGGATTTAATTCAAATCATTGTTGGTATACTCCATCCAGAATTCTTCATCTGTCAATCGGAAGTTATTGATGAATTCTGACAACGTATATGGATTCATCTGGTCTTCCAGTGCTTTGATTGCTCGCATCTGAATTGGTGTACCGCAGTAGGCACTGAATGCTTTTAAGAGAATACTGTTTGTCCCTTCTTCTGTCTCTTTGATTTCTTGAAGAAAAAGTTGAATTTCTTCCCTGCGTCTCTCGATGAGGTTACCAATAACCTGATGATTTTCATCAAAGACCCATTGTGAGATCAAATCAATAGTGTGCCTGTAGTCAGAACACTCCATCGAATCTACGATGTGGCTGTATAAAAATCCATGCCACCCAACCGAGTGAATAAACGAAATCAATGCTTGACACATTGAATTGTCTAAAGCGAGTTCTAAGCTATCTAACTGCTCGTAGATAACTTCAACTTCATGCTTCAGGTATTCGAGGGCTTTTTTTCTGCTACAACGTTGCCCTGCTTTAACCTCTGAGCCATCAGGATAAAACTGGGAGCCAAAACCAATTGTGTATGGGTAACCCCCAGTGACAGGATCAGCGTAAGCTTTTTCGTTGAAGCCTTCGTATTTTTTAATTAACTCAATTGCTTCGCTAAAGTCCGCCATGGGGTAACAATAATTACCCCAATAATAACCTACAATTTACTTACCTTGCCCCCTGGACTTTTTGCGTCCATGGTTGGGTTTTGAATGTTTGCCATCTCCTTGACGTGTTTTTTTGGGACGCCCTTCAATATAACCGCCGCCTTTTTTGATCATTTGAGTGATGTAACTCCTACCATTTTACCTTGTGGCTCCAGTATCTGGCACTCATTTTGCTTGGATTTGAATCTTGAGCGTTATGTCTTGCATAGTAGGATTTTTTACGTGCTTTATCTTTTTCGGATTTAGGATTTTTTCCTGCGCCTTTTACGCCTTGTTGTCCAAAACGAATAATTTTTTCTTTATCGCCTTCTTTAGCTAAAACCACATGGCTTTTTGTGGGGTGCCCAGGTGTTTTTACTGGCTTGTTGGGAGTAAGACTGTCCCGTAACTCCTTGCCTTTTTTGTAACCCCTGGCGGCCTTAGCGGCTTTTTTGCGTTTATCAGACATGGTCGTTTAATTAAACTTAAATCCTGCAGTAAACTCACCAAGTAAAGATTCTGCAGCCTTGGATTTAGTGCTAGGACTATCTAAATCTAATGATAAATCAAAGAAGCTTGAATCAGAATCATTCTTTTGTTCTTCATCATCTTCTTCTTGGTCGCTATCTTCATCAGGGAAGAATGATTGAATACTTGCCATTGATGCAAATGGATCACTAAAATCGCCAAAATCAAAAGAAAATCTTTCTCCTTTTGCTGCGGCAGTCAATAAAGCCTCATCATCTCTATTTGCATCGGGCATAAAATTTTCATAAAACTCATCTTCTGTGCCGCTATATCCAGCATTTACAAAAACTTCGTACAGTTGTGTTTTTGGCTTTACTTGGTCAAATGCTTCATCTTCTTCTCTTTGAATGTAAGTAATCCCAAGATTTTTTTGCGTTGGCGTTTCGCGTTTTTCATTAAGGTATTTAATATTTCTACGTATATCTGTTGCCGAGCCTGTTTGCAATGTTTCTACAATGTACTCTTTCAATTCCTCAAGAGAACCTGTAAAGTCCTCCAGGCCTAAATCTTCTAGTACTTTTTCCCAGTCTTCTGGCTCATCTGGATCTAAGCCTTCCAACATTTCATCGGCAAACTCTCTTGGTTTAATAAATTGACCAAATACAGTTCCGGCTTCTAAAGCTTCGTCTTCTAGCGCAGGAAGAATTTCACCATAAATTAAATCTTTAACAACCCCTGCTGTTAAAATGTCTTCTGCTGCATCATAACCTTTGCCTTGACCAATAATTTGAAAGTGCATACGAGCAAAATCATCTTTATTGGTTAAGTCTGAACCAAAACGGTATGCTTGTTGTGCCCATGTTCCAAGGCTTGGGTTGTCTGGATCAATCAAATCATCTGCATTTTCTTTTGCTTTCGCCCAATCATCATTGACTCGTTGGCTTTGTGCAGCATAGCCTTCTTCTCTTGTTGTGTTACCTGTTGGGTTAAAGTAAAAATTAGCATTAAAATGACGATCATTTATTTTTTTAATTTCCTCTATAAATGCTTCCGCTTTTAAGTCTGCAGTTAGAGTTAAAGCATTTAAAAGATCTTGTGTTTGGAAAGGGTTTTGTTCTTCTTGCCTAACATCTATATATTCGACAAATTCATCCATCGATCTGGATTCATCAAAGCGTGGAATTAAATAATCGTTTATATAACTTTTAGCGAAATCTGCTTCAATTTGAATTTTTTGATCTGCTTCTTCTGGAGTCAAACCAAGTTCAAGATTTTCTTGATAACGTTTAGACAAGGTCTCATCAAACCATTCTTGCCAGTTGTAAGCAACATTATTATTAACACCTGTTATTTTTCCAATCCCTTTTTCAAGACTTTTTTCAAACTTATCTCCTAAGGGCAACATGCCTCCCATGCTAAGGTCGCCTAAAAGAGAGTCTTTTAATGTGTCGTTGATATTTATAATTTCATTAAATCCGCCAAACCCACTATATAAATCCAGCATTTCTTCTTTTTGCTTGGCTTTTTTTACTTCATCAACAGCTAGTTTTAAAGTGTCTTGGGCCAGGGAGCCGAATTTTTTAACATCAACGATTGCTTTTTCACCTGCGGCTTGATTAATTGCGTCTTCTAGTTCTGAAATACCGTAATCAACATTAAGGTTGTTTGTAAATATAACTTCTTTGTCTTCATCTCGATTTGACAATCTAAACAAAGCCGCAAATTCGTCTGGCTTTTCAATATTTAAATAATTATCTTTGGCTAATTGTTTCCAATGAGGATCTCCATTTTTAGCTTTTTCCCATTCATCAGCAATGTAAGGAACTTCCAAGAGCCGTTCACTGCTTGTATCTAGATCTACACCTAATTGCCTGTCGCGTAGTTGCTGAATTTCTTGATCAGTAGGTTTCTTTTCTATATATGCATTTGCTTGCGCTGTTGCTTCCACAGGATTGCCTCTATTTCCTGCCTTTTTACCCCGTGTGGTGTAGTGATACAAATAGTAAGAATTGGGACTACCATAACGCTCAGTGATATCAATATTGTCATTATTAACTGCATTATTCCATGTGTCAGACACATTTGTGTATGTTTCTCCGTAATAACTTCCATCGAATTCACCATAAGGAGGCTTAGCGCCTAAGTCAGTATCCCAAGTTGTTAGTTTTTGATCGCGATAAAATTCTTTGAATTGATCTTCTAAATCTTGAGTATCTACTACTGCAGAAGCATTTGTAAGGGCATTGCGTAATGCATCTCGCCGTGCAACATAGTCTCCTCCTTCTGTTGCGTCAGCTGTATTTTTTACGGCATCATATGCAGCATTGATTTGTGCATTTTTTGTATTAAGTGCATTGGCTGTGGCATTCCATTGTGCATGTCGATTATTTCTTTTTTCGTTTTGTTCTCCTTCGCCATCATTTCTATTAAAGTCTTGTATTTTTTCCTCCCAACTTTCGACTGTATCATTCCAAGGGTTGTCCTCACCAGTATCATCGTATGGCCATACGAAACCTCCCGGCCAATAAGAAACACCTGCTTTCCAGTTTGCTTCTTGTTTAGGTGTATACGTACCTGTTATTGTAATTGTTTTTCTTATGTCATTTCCGTTGGGCCTTACGTTAATAATTACAATATCTCGCTTGGCTGTTGTTCTATAGCCATTTCTTCCTGATCGACTAGTTACGATATCGTAATAATCACTATATTGAATTTGCAGTCTAATAGGTGCATTCGCAGGCCAATCATTCTTCGCATTAGTGGGCTCATAAGTAATATCAAAGTCATTTTTTGCAGTGTTATAAACTAAACCCACGGCTCTTTCTAATCAATTTATCCAGTCTATCAATTAAGCAATTTTTAGTGAAGGTGTAGATTGCATGCCTTCGTAGATATCAATGATTTCTTGTTTTGTCCAAGAAATAATTGCGTTGTATCTTTCTTCGGTGTAAAAGTCTTGCTGGCTGTACCAGGTCTTCATGTCCGCACTGGCTTTATTGCAATTGCATCGCTGGCAGCACCCCACCAAATTATTGCGATTGCTAGAGCCAGATTTGTAACGAGGTATTACGTGATCAAGTGATGTAGCAGGTTTTCCACAGTAGGCACAGCTATGATTCCAGGCTTGGTAGATAGATTCTCGGAATCGACGTTTAGCTAACTTAGGGGTCAGTTCAATGAGCAGAGCGAGGGGTTCGTTCTGGTTGTTGAACATGCTATTCAGTTGCCGCTTCCTTATTTTATTATGAGTAAATGTTGATAATCCGTTACAAGGCTAGACAAATGTGCAATAAAGGGTAACTTCAAGAAGTCCGCCCCTAACGATTCATGTCGACAACACCCAGCTGGTGCTCAGCCAACAAGGCTTGCGAAGAGCTTGGCATCAGCAAAGAGACCCTGTTTCAATACCGTGATGACGGCACTCTGAAGCTGGGTCCACACTATGCGGCTTTTTCGAATACTTTTTCCCGTGACAGCTATCGCTGGAACGTCCGTTCAGTCAAAAAGCACCTGCAAAAGCAAGGACTTCTGAATGACGAGCATTTCTATAGTGCTGCTTCCTGAGTTTGTGTGCCAAGATTAAATCAGTAACATTCATACTGATTTGACCAAGGCTGATAGCTTTGTAGTACTCAAGAAGGATTTGATCTAAGCGGTCTTCTAAATTAGAAGGCTGCTTTTCTTTTAAATCAAAAATAATAGCCCACTGTGGATGCAGTGGCTTGACTGGTTTTCTGAGGCGACAGATGTTGAGCGTGCTTTCAGGACCCCATTTAAATGTATAAAGCTCGTCTGGTTTGATCCCATAGGTTGAGATCATGGCATAAACCCAGGCAATGTCCCGAGTTTTGCGATGAGCACTCAGCTGAAAGAACTCGTCAACGATCTGCTGATCGACAGGAGGTTGATAAGTCATTGATCTGGCTTGGAGCTGTGTTCACACCGTAACCATACTGGCTGGGTGCGACCATGGCTAAAGATTCCCTTAATGAGTTAAGCAATGTTTATGTAACAGAGCTTAACAAATATTATATACTAAGCAGGCCCTACCCCGCTTTGGTTTGCCAGCCAAGCTTGTCCCATTGCGAAAATTGTAGATGTCTCTCCACTGGCAAAGGGAAGGTGTACTGTGTCGCCCGCATGGTAAATCGCTGGGTTGCCACTTAGTTTGATTTCACTGCGTCCATATTCTCTTTTGTCAAGAGCACGTTCTGTGTAAACAAAGTTACTTTCAACAATGTCGCCAAAGTTTAAATCAGACATGACTATTGCCCAGGTTTTTGTCCAGAGGATGGAATGTACGCATTACCATTCTTGTCATACATTACAAAATTTGTCATCTTAATAAAATTAGTTGGGATATTTATAAGCTGCTGCATCATTGGCATCATCATTGGTGATTGACAATTAAAAGGCGGAATGTCTGTATAAGCCAAGCCATACCTGGTTAGCTTTTCAAAAGCTTCTGTTTGTTCTTTTTCGGTACGCCTAACCAATTCTTGTTCCCATTCGGCCATGCTTGTTCCGCCAATTGGAAAGTCAGACGGCTCAGGAGGAAACACATTATCCATGTACTTCATTGCATAGATATGTTTGCAATAACGCTTCTCATCTAAGATTGGACTCCAGAAATCAGTTAGTGATGTGATGCTTTCTCCTGCACTGCTGTAATCGTTGTAGTTAGGTGGTCCATCTGCCTTGGCGCCAGGAATCGATGGATCTGGTGTGCCACGGGTCCAGACAACACCAAAGTCTCTAAACACACCTGGAAAATCCCGGTTAGTATTTCTTCCGTCATGTGTTATATCAGGACTTACACCAGTGCTATCCATATACAAGTCGTAACCAGATGGTGCAATAATATGCATTTGTCTGTCTTCTAGTGCCGAAGTCATTGCTGCATTCATTATTTTGCTAGATCCTGATGATTCTGTCATTACTTCGTAACGACCAGGCTTTAAGATTGCAACGTTTGATCGCGGGAAAAACTCTCCTTTCCTACTTCCTAAAGAAGAAATATATGCATACTCACGTCGATTAAAATCTTGGCAGGAACAACAATACCTGGTTCCTGTCATAAAAAAACGTCCTACTTTTGGCGTTGTTCGTGAAGGGGTAACAAGGATCGCATCAGGAGTTGCCTGAACAGAACCAGTTTTTCTTAATTTAAGGATGCCATTAAAGGGATCAACACTTACAAGAATGGCAGAAACATAACCATATCTTGTATTCGTATTTGGATTAAATGTTTGTTTTGTAATAGGTACGCCTTCAGATTCAATAATCCGATCTTCCAGGATGTATCCATTAATTGGATATTGCGGTGGTATAGGACCACGCCCAGGAACATATAAAGGAGGCGGCAGTGGATTTGATGTGCTCCAGTTGCCTGCAAGTGTGACGTACCAAAAATCTGGATCAGTATCGTTTACTGCAGAAATTTCTGCTTGGATTGTTCCATCATTTAAATTATCAAACCTTAAACTTCCAGCAGCAATTGCACCACCCCAGTGCATGCCAAGTTCTTTATTCTTTGTTGGAAATCCTTGAAATACACCAGCTACTGCTGGTGGGTTATTTCCAGTTTGAGGAATGAAAGGAGGGAGGGGAATATTATATCGAAAAGGCATTTCAAATGCTTTTCTTCCCCATTCCGCAGTTGCTAATTCATAGCCACGCCTCCAGCGATTCCATGCAGATTCCACATTGATCATGTAGATGGAATCTGGGATGCTTCCTCCAAATTCAGATTCGATCGCTTTTACACGACCGAACCCATCTGTTTCAAACTTTTTTTCATCGGCAAAGCTAAATCCGCTTTTGGGGCTAAAGCTACTACCGCTCCGCCGAGCCATGATCAGAAGAAGCCGCCCTGAGCCGTTACAACAACACCACCTTGAGCGGGAAGGCCGCCAGACCAAGTGTTAGCAGGGAACACACCAACATATAAACGATCACCTTTTTCCAGGTAAATACCTTTATTACGAAGAGGTGCGGTTTCACCTAAACCAGTGGTATTACCTGCTTGCACTACAGGAGTAGCAAGTTGAGGCATTACGTCAGAGCAGTCAACGTAAGCAGTGTTTGCTGGAATTGTTTTAGAGAATACTACTCGATAATCACCAGAGCCTGGCACAGGGTTTGTAGTGCCACGCGTGTGATAGAAGGCAAGAGTGACGGGATGCATATCAGCGTAATCGATTGCCTGGAAACTAAAACCAGTCGTTGTATTAACGGTATAGTCAATATCGCTGATGTCGCTAGTTAAGGCTGAAATATTGCCTGTGTAAGTATAATAACCAGCACCACTGGGCGCACTGCCACTGGCAGATAATTGAGCTGTGTCTTCAACTAAAACTTGAGTGCCAGATGTCAAAGTAACTTGTGTGCCCGACGTAGAAGAATTAAGAGTAAAGTCAGGAGTGGGATAAAAAGTATCTCGAACTAATTGAACAGAATCGACTACGCCACCATTGTTAGTGTCGTCAGTATTAGGCCCATCCATGTCAACAAGAAGGGCTGGTTGCTGACCACCTTGAACAAATAGTGTGTTAGAGCTTTGACTACCTGCAACTTGAGTCGTTACCCTGGTGACATCAACAAGGGGACGATCAATTAATAAAGGTTGTTTGTTCGTGGCGGTACTAGCCATTATTTTTTACGCAAGTCTTTTGTTCATTATAGAGTAAAACTATCCACCAAACATGGCAGCTTTTTCATTCATATCTTTAATGCCAGGCATCTGCATAAAACCTTGCACTAAAAGATCTGGATTACGAGCAAAGGCCATAAATTTTTGGAAAGCAGAACCCTGATCATCTGGTTTAAATTTCCAACGTTTTCCTTCGAT